CGGGCTGACGCAATCAAGATTAAAGAAGCTGCGGAAGCTGCTGAAGAGGCTCGGCAAGATGCGTTAAATCCTCCTGACCCAGATCCTGAATATCCATCATGATAGTCAGAACTATCCTCACAACGCTGCTCGCAGCGGGTTATTTATTTATCCTTTGCGTGGCTGTTTTGGTGTTTGTTGGGATAGCAAATGCTGAAAATCTAACAACCGACAATCTTTCTCCTGCCATGTCGGACATGACCGCATCGGAAGGGACATCAATCGGCACAGGTACAGGTTGTCAAACTGGGAAATATTGCACGTCAGGCACGGTCGAGGGCGGTGGAACCTACAGCAGCAATTTCGACATTCCGTTGACGCAGGCAGAGATTAATCTTGGCTTCACGCTCAACACTGGCGTAACTATTAACTCACATTCCAGCAACGCAAGTCTGCAAAGCTGCACAGGCGGCGTCCTGCAACAAGGCGATTGCAAAGACATGTTTAGCCTGACGGTAAATTTTAAGGACGGCACGACAATCGTCGAGACTTTCAAGCACGAGGAAGAACTTGACTGGTCTGGCCTTCAAGATTTCAGTTTCACAGACACAGTCGGAGCAAATTCCTACGGAATTTTAACGGCTTCATTTGAACTTTTCGGCATAGATGCAGGTTACCCTGTTGGGTACTACGGACCACAATTCAGCAATCCAAGCATGACTTTGGATTATCAGACGGCCCTAGTGATAACTGAAATACCAACGGTGATTACCGATTTGACCGAGACGGTGATTGAGACTGAAATAGAAACGACGGACATTACTGGAACAACCCCCGTCTTGCCGACATATACCGTAGCCAGCGCAGCGACGTACACGACCCCCGCCGCGCCTACAGTAACCGCCGCACCTACAGTAACCGCTTCGTCTCCTCCCCCTGCGGATGCTGCAGTGACGCCGTCCATGTCAACAACCGCCGCGCCTCCTGCCGCTCCTACAATTCAAGCCGCTGCCCCCGCCACGGAGACACAACAGGCTGAGACACAACAGGCGGAGGCTACGATTGAAGCCGCGATATCGGAGCCAGCAGCAGCCGAGCCAGCAGCAGCCGAACCAACAGCCGAGCCAACGACAGCCGAGCCAGCAGCCGCCGAACCAACAGCAGCCGAGCCAGTCGTGGAAAAAACAAAGACAGCGGAGAAAAAACCTGCGGCTAAAGCTAAAGCTAAGAACCGCAGAGCTGCCCCAACAACGGTAGTAGCAGCGCCGGTCTCTCCAATTGCGGCAGCGGCGCAGAGAGTTGTCGCTGCAATAGCTCCCAGTCAAAAGTACGGAGCACAGGCTCAGACTGTGACCTTGGTTGCGATGGGCATTATCGGGCAAAACAAAGGGCTGCTTAAAGGACCGGGTCTCCCAGATTCACCAAAGTTTTTTAGCACAAGGGGTATTCCAGATGGTCCCTCGATGGTGGACCGTATGCAGAATTATCTCGTGTTTGGCACGAGTAATGGCCTACATAATGCGCTTGTAGAATTGCAGTGGAGCAAGTAGATGGCTGAAGTTGAATTTGCAGGGGTAAAGTTTAAAGGTGGCAAGATGGTCGCCATCATTATGGCACTGTCCACGCTGGTCGGCGGCTTGTATGGCGGCTTCGAAGTTTACAAAGACTACATGGATATGAAAAAGAAGATTTTGTCGTATTCTGCTCCAGATTTATCAGGCTTCGACAAGAAACTAGCCGTTATGAGCAAGACTATGGTCGGCGTAAGTAAAGAGATGGCGTCAGTTCGCAACCGGGTTCTCGAAGTGCAGGGAATTGTACGTGACACGCGGCAGGATACTAGGGCCGATGCGGCCTCCCTTGAAAACTCCATATCTGCTGTGGATAAACGTTCCCGCACCATTGATGCGGAGACCCGCGCTGCGATGCGTCAGGCTGAAAAAACGATGCGTGGCATTGTAGCGAGCGCGAATGAACGGTTTGACTCAAAGATTAACAGGGTCACCACGACTGCGCGGCAGTCCGAGAAGAACATTCGAGACATTACAGAGTCGGCATCGAGCCGCTTCGACGGAAAGATCAACGGCATAGACTCCAAACTGAATGTGTTCGAAAAAAGGCAAGACAAGACGCTGAGAGACGCTCTCAATAATCCATTGCTCAAAAGGTGATTGATGACTTATGACGAGATACACATGCACAAAAAGGCACTCAAGCTGGAGGTGGGTATACTGAGAGATCGCTACGAGTCGCCTAATGGCACTGGGCCGTTGCACACGGCAGTGAATATCCTAGAATCCCGCATAGGGGAGATAGACGATATTCTGGTATTTAAAGGATTTTTGGAGAGTTAGGTTATGGCAAAACAAAAGAAGTTACAGGCCGACAGCAAGCATAGTGAGCTTGACCTGGACGGAGACGGCATCGTCAGTGACGCAGAACTTGCAGCGAGCGTAGTTCTGACCCAGCACGAAAAGGCCGACGCGCAAAGACGTATGGCGTGGGTAGCGATGGGGTCTATGATTGTTTTTACTTTCGCAGTATTTTTGCCCATATTCCCAGATGGTCGGATCAAAGCCTTATCTGACCTGTTTGGGCTATTTTACATCGGCCAGGCGGGTGTGATAGGTAGCTATATGGGTATGACGGCCTACATGGCTAAAGGTAAATAATGCTAAAAATTTACCTTCTGATAATTGTCCTCGGTTTTGTTGGTGGATCAGCTTACGGCGCGTACTATTATTACAAAGACAGCCAGCGGCGTATCCAAATTTTGACCGAGAACACGGCCAAGCTGGAGACGGCCAAGCAGATGCAGGACGCCACGATCAACGCTATGATTGAAGACCGGGAGAAGTTTGCGGAGCTAAACAAAGAACTTGGTTTGAAATTAAACGCGGCAAATGTCTACAAAGATGTTTTGATAGGTAAACTTAGAAAGCACGACTTGGCGAAGCTAAGTCTTAGGAAGCCCGGTTTGGTAGAAAAGAAAATTAACAATGGCACGAATAAATTGTTCCGTTCGCTCGAGGCTATTTCCGGCGCTGTTGCTCCTTCCTCTGCTAAGTAGCTGCACAGGTTTTAAGGAAATATTGCCAGTTGAGATCAAGACGGTCGAGGTCGAGCGCAAGATACCAGTTCAGAACAGGCCCCGCCCTGTATCTTTGAATAAGATACACTTTTACGTTGTTACGGAAGATACTTTCGCAGCGTTTAAGCGAAGATTTGAGAAAGAAAATGGAGATTTGCTTTTTTATGCAATGAGTGTCCGAGATTACGAGACGCTCGCTTTGAACATGGCCGAGATAAAACGGTTCATTGAGCAGCAAAAGCAGGTTATAGTTTATTACGAAAAAGCCGTCGCGCCAGCTTTGGTGAACGGAAAGAAGGGTAAGTAGAACATGGCTGACGAACCGACTTCTTTGATTGACGGCCCTATACCTTCTCAGGGTATGCCTCTTGGGGGCTTGACCGACCAAGAGATTGACGTTGAAGAGATTCAGGATCCTACAGAGATCGTTGAGGAAGAAGACGGTTCTGTTGTTATAAACTTTGAAGATATGCTTTCCGAGCAACTTCAAGCGGAGCCCGACGCTAATCTTGCGGAGATTTTAGACGAACGGGTTCTGATGGATTTATCTTCGGAATTGGTGGGGTATTATGAAGACGACAAAGGAAGTCGTCAGGATTGGGAAGATTCTTATACCGAGGGGTTAGACCTTCTTGGCATTAAGTATGAAAGCAGAGATGAGCCTTTTCGCGGCTCTAGTGGTGTAACCCATCCGGTTATCGCGGAAGCCGTCACACAGTTTCAAGCACAAGCCTACAAAGAACTCTTACCCAGTTCCGGCCCGGTAAGGACTCAGATTGTTGGTGCGTCCTCCCCTGAAGTAGAGGCGCAATCCCAACGCGTTCAAGAGTTCATGAACTTCCAGATTATGAACGTTATGGATGAGTATGATCCTGAGATGGATCGCTTGTTGTTCTATCTTCCGTTGGCTGGGAGCGCGTTTAAGAAGATATACTTTGATGACATTCTAGACAGGGCTGTATCTAAATTCGTTCCTGCCGATGATCTTCTTGTCCCGTACAATGCTACGGATCTTTCTTCCGCCTCCAGGGTTACGCACGTCATTAGAATGAATACGAATGATGTGCGAAAGAACCAAGCAGCTGGTTTCTACCGAGAAGTTGATATTCTTGCTTACGGAGACGAAGACGAGGTTAGGCAGAAGGAAAGAGAACTTCAAGGAATTGAGCGTTCCGGCGGTGATGATCAGGACTGCACTATCCTTGAGGTACACACAGACTTGGATTTGCCGGGCTTTGAGCATGTTAGCCCTATCGATGGAGAAGAGACGGGAATTAAACTTCCTTATATCGTTACCATAGATGAGGGAAGTCAGAAGGTTTTGGCTGTTCGCAGAAACTGGAATGAGGGTGACGAGTACTACAGAAAAGTTCAATACTTCTCTCACTACAAGTTTCTTCCTGGTCTAGGCTTCTACGGTTATGGCCTTTTGCATATGATTGGCGGTTTAGGTCGATCCGCAACATCTATTTTAAGGCAGCTTATTGATGCTGGCACACTGGCTAATCTTCCCGCTGGGTTTAAGGCTCGCGGTATCCGCATTCGTGATGCTGATGAGCCTCTGTCTCCTGGCGAGTTTCGCGATATTGATGTTCCCGGCGGCGCTTTGCGTGAGAGCATCATGCCTCTCCCGTACAAGGAGCCTAGTCAGACACTGATGTCTCTTCTAGGGTTTGTTGTGGACGCCGGCAGACGTTTTGCGGCTATTACGGACTTACAAGTGGGGGACGGCAACCAGCAAGCAGCTGTTGGAACTACCGTGGCTCTCTTGGAACGTGGCTCTAAGGTGATGTCGGCAATACATAAGCGGCTTCATTACGCGCAAAAACAAGAGTTCCGAATGTTAGCGAGAGTTTTCTCGGAATCACTTCCGCCAATGTACCCGTACAGTGTCTATGGTGCGGAAGCCACGATTAAGCAGGCGGATTTCGATGAGCGTGTCGATGTTATACCTGTATCTGATCCAAACATCTTCTCAATGTCACAAAGGCTGGCGCTCGCGCAAACGCAGCTGGAGTTGGCGCAGTCAAATCCTCAGATGCATAACCTTCACGAGGCTTTCAGGCGTATTTATCAGGCAATAGGCGTCACGAACATTGAAGCCCTGCTTCCTACTCCCCAGCCGCCGCAGCCGACTGACCCCGCAATTGAGAATGCAAAGTCTATTATTCAAGAGGCTTTGCAGGCTTTCCCAACGCAAGACCATGACGCTCATATGACGGCGCACATTATATTTATGAAAACGCCTATTGCAGCGTCTTCACCTCCCGTCTTTGCCTTACTGCAAGCGCATTTATGCGAGCACATTGCGTTTAAGGCTCGTGGCGTTGTTGACGCTCAGATGCGAGCCATGATGGAGGAGGCTACGCAAATGGGCCAGCAGCCGCCCCAAGTAGATTTAGAGTCCAAGGTCGCTGAACTTATAGCTCAGTACACCGAAGAAGTTATGGCGGCTCTTATGCCACCGCCAGAGGGTGAAGTAGACCCCTTGGTTGAGCTTCGGTCTAAGGAACTTGATATCAAGGCCGCCGACTTGGAGCGCAAGGCTGCTGAATTTGATCAGCGTCTGTTGTTTGACGTTGCGAAAGAGGACGCTAAGGAACAGCTGTCCGCTGACAAGATTGATTCTCAGGAGGATATCGCACTGCTACGAGCCGAGGTTAACCGTGAGCGGATCAATCAAGGCACACCCGGAAGAGGGAATTAGTTATGGCTAAAAACATGACCCATTACCTGAAGGATGGGACCAAGCATCCTGGTGGGACACACAAGATGTCTAATGGCGATCTTCATACCGGATCTAAACACGGTACTGCCAGCAAGAAACTTTACCACGCTGCGGAGTTGCCTTCGGCTTCGGCAAAGAAAAAGGCTAGGAAGAGGGCGTAATGTTTCACGTGAAACAATATGGCTATTAAAAGGCAGAGCCCCATACGCCGCACTACTAGCGGCAAAGGCGCCAACTATCGTAAAACCAGCAAGGGTGCTGGAATGACGAAGAAGGGCGTTGCTGCTTACCGCAAGGCTAATCCGGGGTCTAAGCTTAAAACAGCGGTTACGGGGAAAGTTAAGAAGGGCAGCGCGGCTGCCAAGCGTCGTAAGAGCTATTGCGCTAGATCGGCAGGACAGTTGAAGAAAAGTTCTGCCAAAACTAAGAACGACCCTAACTCACGTATTCGTCAGGCAAGGAAAAGGTGGAAGTGCTAATGTCTTTATATGAGAATATAAACAAGCGTAAAAAAGCCGGAACATCTCGTTCTAAATCGAAAAGTACGATTAGTGATAAGGCGTATTCTGAAATGAAAGCTGGATATAGGTCCGGCGGTATGGTTGAACAAATGTCCGAACAGATGGACGTTTCTAAAAAAGAGGCAGGTGGTCTTATGAAAAAGGCAAAGAGTATGAATGATGCCGAAGGCATGAACATGGGTGGCATGAAGCGCCGGCCAATGCCTGCCCCAGGAATGGGCGGTTATGAAATGAATATGGCTGACGGCGGTATGGCCCGTATCAAGGGCGCTCCTCCCATTCAAGTGAAGGGTCTTACTTATAACGATAACAGTGGAAAGGGGACCTTCTGATGGCTAGAAATATATCTGATGCGGATCGTGCTCGCGCGAGGATGCAGATAACTGACTTTGAAAGAGCATCTCTTGAAGAGGGTAGAAATATATCTGATGAAGATCGCGCCCGTGCTCGCGCGATGGCGGCAGAAGCGAGAAGAGCTAAACAAATAGAGGATCTACTAGC